ATACTATTTGCTAATTTAGCATTAGTAACATTAGCGTCTGTAATTTTGAGAGTTGTTACTGCATCACTAGCAAGTTGGTTAGTACCAACACCCGAAGCTTTAATTCTTAAAGCGTCACCTGATACCTCAATAGTTGTATCATCAACTTCAACATCTAAAGTATTACCAGTTTTTGATAAAGCAGCCCCAGCACTAATTTGACCAGCGCCAGAGAATTGAGCAAAAACAATATCAGACGAACCTAAAGTTGGTGTGCCATTATGAGTAGCAACATAACCATTGTCAGCATTTGATGTACCTTCTTCTACAAAGAAGAATGTTCCGCCTGTTAATTCAGCAGCTGTGTCAGCGTCAGGACCTCTTGTTAATACAAAAGCCGCACCAGCACTACCAGTAGTCGTTACTGTGTAGATACCATTTTGAACAGCACTTGCTTGATCTTTAATTAAAACTCTATCTCCTTCAACTACAGCAGCACCATCAATACTTAAAGCACCATTGGCATTAGCTGTTATTGTACCATCGCCGTTATCGTATGTAGAAGTAGCTAAAGCTCCAGTTGTAGCAAGTCTTACGGACTCTTTTACATCTAAACCATTTGCAACACTATCAACATAAGATTTTGTAGCAGCATCCTGAGCACTTGATGGATCAGTTACGTTTGTAATTCTACTTGAATCAACATCAACAACACCAGTACCTTTTGGACTAAGTTTTAAATCAATGTTTGTATCGCCACCACTAGTAGCAATCTGTACAGCGTTTCCTGTAGCAGCGTTAGTAATTTCTAACTCGTTGACAGCAGATGTTGTAGTTTGTAATAAAATTAACTCATTACCGTTTGCGTCAGCAATAAAACCACCATCAACAAATTTAGGTGCTGTAAGTGTTTTATTAGATAAAGTTTGAGTTCCAGAGTTTGTTGTAATTGTACTATCAATAGCAAATGTAACTGTATTACCAGAACCACTTGTATCAATACCAGTACCACCTGTAAAGGTTAATGTTTCACTATCTAAATCAATAGCAAGAGCACCGCCACTATCAGCTTGAAAATCTAAATCTTGAGCAGTAACTTGTGCATCAACATAAGTTTTAATTGCCTTAGCAGAAGCAAGAGTTGTATCGCCAACGGCTACACTTGAAAGGTCTGTATCTAAAACACCAGAAGCAAAGTCAGCAACTTCAATATTTGATATTGAGTTACCTGTTCCGTTAGCGTCAAATGTTTTATTTGTTAAAGTATGAGTTGATGAAGCTGTGGCAACTGTACTATCAATAGCAAATGATATTACATTATCTGAAACTGTTGTATCAATACCAGTACCACCAGTAAATGTTAGTGTTTCACCTGTATTAAAAGTATCACTTGCTCCTGAGTCAGCAGCAAGAGTTAAACTTGATGTGACAGCAGCCCAAGTTAAATTTCCAGAACCATCTGTTTGTAAAAACTCATTAGCACCTCCATCATCACTTGGTAATGTAAGTGTGTAAGAGGCAGCTAAAGAATTTGGAGCTTTGATGGCAGCAAAATGAGCACCGTTGTTAGTACCTTCATTTAATTTTAATGTACCACCTACACTTGCTGAATTACCTATAAGGATTTCATCAATTGCTTTATTACCATCTACTAGTAAAGCTGATGAAGCTGTTAGTGTTCCTGGTACGTGATCTGTTAAATTTGTAAAATACTTACCGCCAATAACATCTATATTAGCTGCTACGCCTTCTGTTTCAGTACCGGTTCCTATAAAAATTCTATCACCATTATTACCTTGAGTACCCGTGCCGTACGTATAGGCTAATTCACCTTGACCTAGTTCCGATGGCGCCGTTGTTCCCGAGGATCGTTTTATCTGTATTACTGTTGCCATTTAATTCTCCCTAAAAATTACCACCGTTAAACTTTAAAGTTCCTGTAGTAGTAGATAATTCGTTTCTTGTTATAAATTTATCTGTAGCAGAGTCATATTGAATTAAGGCACCGTCCTCTAACGAACTGGTATTCACGTCATTTAGATTTTTAAAAGATTGAGCTGCAGAAGCACTTGGTAACTGTACAGAAACTTGTTGAGGTCCTGTAGATGTATTAGAGTTTATATTAGCTCTAACACCACCACTTCCATTTATTACTGCTCTAACCATTAAAATCTCTCTCTCTTTTGTTATATTTATAATAAAAATGTATTAAAAAAGAAAAATTATGTAGTAACGTTAGGACTAATTGTTATTATTCCTTCAATAACCCTTGTTACTGTACTGTCAGAGGTTTTAGTGATTTCTACGTCATATACATAACGTGATGGAGCGTCTAAAGCTGATGTTTGATCTGCTGTTAACGATAAGGTAATGACACCTGTTGTCGCATCCGTGGCAATAGTAGTTGTAAAAGATACTCTTGTACGAGTGCTCGAATATCCTTGTGCCATTTTTGCACTGGCAGTATAACCTGTTAAGTCGAATGCCGTGTCGTCTGTGTCTGTTACGGTTACGTCACTTGAAAAGCTGGCGCCTTGGTCAATCCTTAGATTTGCTGTCGCTGCCATTGTATTCTTCTAACCCCTTTTTAATTTTTTCGTTATAATAGTTAGTAAGAACTTCAATTTTTTCTAATTCTATATTATGTCTTACTTTAGAAGTTTGAATTTCTTGTCTTGCAACAATCGTGTTTCTTACATCTAATGGTAAATCATTTATAATATACTCCTTACTATCAATTGTCAATTTATCTTGTTTTACTTGTTCAGTCATAATATCCTCACTATGTTATCTTATTATATTTATATTGTATTTTACTTATCTTTTTAGAAATATTAATAAAAATCACCACCAAACCACTGGCCTTCAGCCTTGGTTTCGGTAACCTGTTTATTGAATCCCGGTACGAAACCTATTTTTTGTAGCATATAAAATCCTATTTATTAGGTAGTATACGTTGTTCTCTATTTAAAATCTAGTTTTATATTAAAATTTAGGTAAATCTAGGCCCATGAAAGAATAATGTTAAGGTTCTTCTTTCTCCTGATAAAATAGGAGAAACTTTATGATTAATATAAGATTTAAACATCAACATGTCTCCCGGTTTATTGAACTTGGGTATGCTAAATTGGTTTGTTTTAAACATAGAAAATTCTCCCCCATCGTATTTTTTTAAAGAAAGATTTATCAACAAAGTTAATTTTATATCGTGGACATAAGTGGGGGATTCATCCACATGCCAGTGATATTGTTGTAAACCTCTACTTGAGTATATATTGAAATTACAATAACTAGTATTTGTGAGGGGAAATAAAGAATATCCAAAATTAAAGGTGTTGATTTCGACTGCTTCCTCCACAGCTGTTTGCACTAATTTTTTTATTTTCCCATATTTACAAAGAAGAACCTTACAACTTTTTTTTACTTCCCCCTCATCAGTGGTCGCCAAGTTGTTTATAGGCTCTTCCAAACAGTATTCGTTTTCTATAACCTTATTAATAGAAATTATTTCTTTTTTATTAAAAATGTTATTCCAAACCCAGTAATCGTATTTCATATTATTCGCATATATTAAACGCTATAGATACTCTAACGTCTTTTTTATTTAAGTTTAAGTCTACAGAATGATACAGCCAAGAAGGGAACAATACTAAATCACCCTCAACCACAGGCAACTTCCAGGTTGTGCTATTAGCGGGAGTGTACTCAATAATTAACCTATTCCATTCAGGGGCAATCTCTCTGCAAGGATGATGTAAGACAAGGCCACCACATTTGCTTGGTGTTTTTATATAATACACCCCTGAGACAATAGACTTTGGGTGGTTATGTAGTACATTAGAATCCTTGTAACCATTAATATTCAGCCATATGTTGTAGACATAATTTTTACTGTGTTTTAATTTAACATTATCTAAATATTCTAATAGTTTTTTTTCAATGTTATCTTTTAATTCTTCTAGTTCTTTTTGGTTTTCACCTATCTCTAAACTTTGCCAACCGCCTTCGTTGCTTAAAATTCTTCCCTTATCTTGCTTCTTTATTTTATAAATGTATTTTAAAAGTTTATTGTTATCTATTTTTATATTCTGGTGTAAAACAACCGATTGAAATAAATTATACAAAAGAATACCATCCCGTAACTATATATTTAACTTCTTTCATAGATGCTATTCCCCTATGAGTAAACATCCATTCCGCCGGCCAAATAACTGTCAGCCCTTTCTTTGGTTTTATTTTTAATTTTTGGTATAGCCATTCTGTCTCACCCCCTTCTTTTTCCATATTGTTTAAATAGGTCATAAATACTAAATGTCTCCTAGAAACCACTGGGACATCTACCGCACCTTTTTCGGAGTGAAATTGATAGAAACCTTCTCCAAGTTTATATCTTTGGATATTAAACCATTCTGTTATCCTCCACTCCAGCTGCCCTTTGTCACAATAATTATATTTTTTAACATATTCTTGTACACATTCTTGAAGATGTTGTAGATAATTAATTACTTCCTTTCTATTGTCTATTGTATCTAAAAAAACATCCGTTGATTTTTTTATAGAAGGATTTATTTTTTCATATAGTTTTCCTTCATTCTGTTTAGACGTATTAAATATTTTCAACATACCATCACATATAGAAGTATCTTTCATATACCAACCTTCAATAAAATTGTTATTTTTATTTATATTATGTTGTTTCATGATAAAGTAATTACAGAATTTCTTATGTTTTTGTTATCAAGTCTTTCAATCTAAGTTGTAATATAGATATTTTCCTAGAGAAATTTTCATTTATCCCTTGAAGGGTGTTTATATGTAAATTCTGTTTTTCTATTTCTACCAGAAGATCGTAGTTTCTTTCTGTCTCAGACCGCCTAATAGCCTCTGATCTCTCTAGTTTATCTGTAAGCTCTTTGATAATTCCATCTTTAGTAAAATCCATCTATTTTAACTCCTTTTTAAAAAATGAAGGTAACCCTAAAAAAGGTCTGCCGTCAAATTTATTTTCTACTGAACCTTTTGTTTTTTTGTTTGTATAGTGTAAAAAAACTTGCACACAGTGATCCCCATCAAAAGAATCTCTCCAATGTTTTAATTCATTTCCTTTATAAATCAACATATCGCCTTTTTCTAGTCCTATTTTTTTAGGCTTTGAATTTTTTTTATCTGGTTGGATATAAATATCCCAGGGGTCTCCCCCTAAATTTAAAGTAGTAGATACCTCACAGCTAAACCTATCCGTGTGTTTCTTGAGAACATCCCCATTTTTATATATCCTCATGTATGAATAATTTGGAACCAGTTTTAATTTTGTTTCTTTTTCCATCCTCGGTAGGATCAATAACAACAAGGTCTCCATTGCAAAATCAGCATAGTGAGAATATGTATTTGGAACTTGAGTATCTTTAAAAGTTCCAAAATCATTAGAAAAAGGTGAGATATAATTTTCATTAAACATTATATCCACAGCCTTTCTTTTTATCATTGAATATTCATAACAAAAATTAATAATATCCTCTGGTATTATTTTTTTTATAACAACATATTTATTTTTTAAAAAGCTCATTCCTTAGTTTCCTTCTAATTTTAGTTGCAGATATGTTCTGTATCTGTTCAGGTAACACGATCTTTTCAATCTTGTATCCTACTCCTCTTCCATAGCATATATTGGTAATATTAGGAACCTTTATAACTTCAAATTTTCCTTTAAATTTAGATAGAGCTTTTTCAATCCTAGTTTTAACTTCATAAAAACCAAAGGGATTATTATCATCTCTAGGTGTATCTCTTACCATAATAATAACCTGACCTGTTTTTTCAAATGTTTTTTCAAATAATATTTGATGACCTTGGTGCCAGGGTTGCCATCTACCTAACATCATAGCAGTGGGTTTATTGTAGTCTATCACGTATCTCCTTTATAATATGATTGTAATTAAAATCCGTTATTTCGTAATCCACTTTCTCTGGTTTTTCAAAAATCTTATTAGTATCTTCAAATCTCCCTGATTCAATAGTGTTCATCCAAATAGTAATCCCATAATCTTTTCTATACAAATTATAAGGACAAACAAAATCTACTACACAAGTTTTATTAGCAATCGCACATAAATCCAACATTCTAATAACTTGTTTTAGCCTCCCTGTTTTAGTAAAATCCCAGTCTTTGAACATACCCCTTATTTCATCTGCATTAAAATGAGGCACCTCCGTTTCTGCAGTTAGTTGTTTTGCAAAAGTAGTTTTACCTGACCCCGGTAATCCAAATACTAAAATATTTAAAATAGCTTTCATGTCAAATTTACCCAATCCACAATTAAATGAACCCTATCTTTATCACTATTATTTATAACAGAATGAATTTTTTCAGAATTATTAATTTCCCACATTTCCCCTTCCTTTAAGTTTTTAACTTCTTTATTAATTTTAAAAAAAACATCTCTATTTGTGATTATAGGTATGTGAATTCTATGGCAAATAGATAAACTTTCACCATTATCAATGTGTTTACCTATATTACTTTTTGATTTAAGATTAACTAATATTGCTCTTATTATAAAACCTTTTCCGTATATTTTTGTTAGTTTATTTTTTAATATTTTAAATTCATTTTCAAATATATCATATTTATCTAAATAAGTTGGATTTTCCAATCTGAAATCTGTGTCAAATATTAAGGGAATAGTTTTTGTTTCTTTATGTACATCAAATGTTTTCTGCCTAAAATTAAATTCTTCCCATACCTTATTGTCAAAATTATTTATTTTATTTTTAAAATTACTTACTTTTATCTTTCCAATATATTTAAAATTGTTCATATACCACTACAGGACATCTCTGTTTTTATATTTATTTATTATTTTAGAAGAAAGTATTTTTTTATAATCGTAAGAAGTATGAGATATATAACTTGTTCTAATTTTATGTATATCAGCACCCAATATCTTATCATTATAGTGAATGTTGTTTATAGAAAACTGTTTAAAGTTTTTTAAATTAATGTCCTTATATTTATTATTTGTATATTTATATATTTTTTTTAATTCCTTTATTGGGTTATTGATAAAATCTTTGAAGTGAATAATTATGTGGTCTTCTTTATTTTTTAAAATATTTTCTATACTCCATAGATTCTTGCCTATAACCCCGTTATCCTTATCCATTACTTCTTCACAAAACACATCTAAGTCACCCGGGGTTAGTGCTTTAACATAAGAGGATAAACATTCTATAACAGGTCGGTATAAGATAATAAATTTCGGGCTTTTATACATATGTCTCAGGGAGAATAAATTAGCAGGTGTTCCCCAGGAGCTTCTATCTATAATAGTATTGGCTTTCCAGTCTTTATAATACATATTGAAAACATTATTTATTACATTATCTAAAGAACCGGAATCTGGAAAATTAATAAATAACCCGTCTTCCTTTAATTTTTGTATTTGATAAACAATTTCACATGTAATACTATTTGACGTCACCTTAATTCTCTTGTCCTGATTTAAAATAGAAGATATCACGGTATTTCCTGCTCTCGGTAACGAACATAGAAAATACATATCTTTCATTTATATAAAAGGGTTGCCTACATTCCATACAACTAAAGAGTGTCGGATTCCCTTTGTTACAGGTTTAACCCTATGCCATACATGTGAAGGAAAAACTACAATAGAACCTTGGGTTAATATTTCTTTACATACAATTGGTTTAGTTGATTTAACAGAATTTCTAAAATCAAATTCTAGTTCTCCTCCTTTGTAAGTAGAAGGATCGGATAAGGAGCATGTAACAGATAATTTTCTAATTTTACCATGTAGGTTGATATCTTCCGAACAATCATAAGGTGTATCCCAACTGTCACAATGCCAATCATAAAATTGATTTTTAGAGTATTTAGTAAATTGGCAAGTCTCAGACCAATCCCATTGAAAATTCCACCCTGCATTTTTATTGGCTAGTTTTATATAGGGTATTATTTCATTATAAACCCAGGCACCATTTAACCAAGAAACATTGGAGTCTCTAGTAGATTTTAAATCTTTAGTGTCTTTTTTATTAAGGTATCTTTTAGATTTTAATTTTTTTTGAGCAGATCCAATTAATGCAACTTGTTCCTGTTGTTGTGTTCCATATTCAATAAGTTTATTGCAGAAATGTTTCGGCAATACAGATTTAAAAAACCAATAGTGTTGTTTTAAATTCATAATTTATTCTTTTAAATTCATAATTTATTCTTTTAAATTCACAATATATCCAATATAACACTAATTGTACTACTTGTCAAGCCGGTATTTCTTTATTTTTAAAACAAAATCAAGACTTAGGCTATTGCCAACCAAGATAAGGATTCAGTATTCCATTCGTAGTTATTTTGATCTCTATCTTCACATAACCATTTTTGGTTTTCTTCGTTCCACAGTAGCCCCAACACCCTATAATCGCTTCCGTTTCCAATAAGTTCTTCATAACCAATAGAAGGGTGTGTTACCGGTGCTTTCCAATCGCCATTGTTGTCTAATGTCCAAGAATCATATGGTTGCGGATATATAAACATATCCAAATCTGGGTTATAATAACCACCTATTCCAGCTGGTCTTTTTCTTTGTGACCCACTAAAAAATGTTTGAACCCATTTAACTCCTTCATCTGATAATGGACACACAGTAGCAAAATGAGTAGCTGCTTCTTCTGAACCTTCTCCACCGTTACTTACAGCGTCTTGGGTACATCCTTTTACTACCCTTATTACTTGATTAGCTATATTGATTTCTGCAAATGTTGCCATAATAATTATCCTACAGTTAAGTTTCCAGAGACATTAAATGTCGCTATTTTTTCCCCGCCGGGAGCTGTTGATGTTTGATTAGTTCCGGGGGATACAGTTAATGTAGCGTCTCCAGGAGCTCTTATAATAACTCTTCCAGATCCTCCTGACGCGGGGGAACCACCGCCTCCTCCACCACCTAATCCGTTTGTACCACCAGCTCCTCCACCATTTCCATTTGATCCAGCAGACACTCCTGCTCCGCCGCCACCTGGTCCGCCGGTACCCGCAGGAGCTTGGTATCTTCCACCACCTCCTCCTCCAGCGTAAGTTACAGAACTACCTGAAATTGAATTTGAACTACCTGCTCCACCTGGGTGGGCATTTTGACTAGAACCTTGACCAGCCTGAGAAGCTCCTCCGCCAGCGCCTCCTCCAAAATTTGGTGGAACATTTGATGATCCCGCACTTCCTGGAAAACCTTGAGAAGGACTTACAGGAGGTGTATTTCCGGCTCCAGCTGCTGATGGTGTTGCTGGTGCAAGTCCTCCAGATCCACCGCCTCCAGATCCACCTGCTCCACCGGTTAAGGTTTGCGAACCCGAGGCTCCGCCACCGCCTCCGGCTGAATCGATTGTTGAAAAAGTTGAGGTTCCACCTTGGTTTCCTCTAGTTCCAGGTGCAATTGTACCGCCTGCCCCTATAACAATAGGGTAACTTCCTACGTTTCCAACTGTTATTTGAGTTCCCCCTGGAAAAGAAGTACGAAAACCTCCTGCGCCACCACCTCCGTTGATGTTACCAGATCCACCAGCTCCTCCACCGGCTATCACTAAGTAATCAACATCATATTCTATTAATACAAAACCCGCAAAACCAAAACCCCTTATGGATCCTCCTCCACGTGTAACTAATAAAGGCATATATGTCTCCTTATGCGAATTGCGTTTGAGATGCTAGAACTGTAAAAGTTGCATCTGCTGTTTTTATAATTGTATATGTATAAGTATCTAATGAGTTGATATTACCTGCACTAGGTGCCGATCCGCCTTGCCACTCTGGTGTAACTGATGACCCATCAATTTGAAATGCATTATTATAATAAGCTGTTCCAGTTTGAGCTACAATAAAAGCTATTGTAATTGACTCACCAGTGTCCATAATTGCATTTAATGCAGTTGACCCATCTCCTCTAACATTTAATGTCCAGTTACCTGATGCCGCAGTTGTATAGTTTAACACTGCTTGTGTAAGAACATCATAAGCAACAGTTCCAGTAGCAGCGGTTGCTGCCGTGGTAATTTTTTCAGCTACTTGTTGGATTTTTGAAGGACCTAAAGTAACTCTACCTGTTCCATTAGCAGTAATATTAATATCAGCATTACTTGTTGATACGATATCATTACCATTAACGTCTAAGTCTCCACCTAATTGTGGAGTGGTATCTTCAACTACATTATTTATAGCATTTGGATTAGCAGTAGCAGTTGTTGCTATTGTATCTAATTTAGTACCATCAGTAGAAACATCTCTACCATCAACTGTAAAAGATTGTGTGTCTAAGTTTCCGCCCAATTGTGGAGTGGTATCACTTACTACATCTTTTAATTCTGTAATTAATGTGTTTAAAACGTTTGATTCTCTAATTTTAGCCATTCATCTCTCCCTTAAATTGGTAACTCTCTTATTAAGATGGCGTCATCAGTCGCTGGAGCAACACCAAAAGTTAGAGTAGTTCCAGAAATAGTGTAATCTGTTGTAGGAACTTGAGTAACACCGTTTAGTTCAACCAGCACTTTATTTACAGTTTGATTTTGTGTGACTGTAAAATCAGTTGTTGATCCATCTCCTGTTGCCGTTCTGACATTAACTTCCGTCGGTCTGTCTTTTGGTTGAATATACCTTACCATTTTTTTTAACCTTTTCTTAAATTTTTTATACGTCTTCTAAAACTGATAAAACAACATCAATTGATGAACCAGCAGAAGCTTCTGCTCTTAATACATCGCCTGTTGTTCCGTTATTTTCTAGGACTATTTTGTTACCAGACATAATTTCTACTGTAGTATTTCCGGGTACTTTTAGGCCGTTTACAATGTAACCGTCATTTGTCGCGTCGTAGTTATCTAAAAATAAACCTACTGTTCTTTCCGAAGCGTTTTTATTACAGACTGAAATGCCGATAACGATTGTTTCCAATGCAGTTGAACCAGCACCAGCAGGAACTGTATATACAGCATCTCCACTTGCGCCAGTTGATGTTCCTACATCAGCTTTTACTTTTCTTTTAAAATCGTTTGCCATTAGTTACCTTCTTTTTTTGTTTGTCGATATCGACCGATATCATTACATACTATTTATACATTAATTATAATCGGCCGTAACTAATTATGTATTTTTTTATAAACTATCTATTACTATTTATAATATATTTATGTTATAATATAAATTAACCTAGCGCTATTGCTTGAGCAATTGCAAAAGGTTTAGTTGCAACTTGTATACCACCCTCGGTAAGTGTAGTTGCGTCTAAACTTGTTAATCCTGTTATTGTTGAATCTAAAGATACTGTTAAAGTATCAGTTGCACTTACTGTAGCTGTAATACCACCAGAACCGATAACATTTAATGTATCCGTACCAGTTATTACCTGAGTTGTTGATGATGAATCTCTTAAAGTAAAAGTAAAAGTAGCACTTAAAGCTTCATTAACAGCAGCAACTACTGATGTTTTATCAGTTGTTGTTAAACTATTTAAATCACCAACGTCTGTACCTAGACTATTAAACGTGGTTCTAAACGTTTCTAAAGTATCTGATGATGCTACACTTCTTGTTGCCATGTTATTGTGTTACCTTTTTTAGTAAATCTTTAATTTCTCTTAACTCTGCCTTTAAAGTATTTATCTCTTTTACAGTGTTTCTTATCTCGTCACCTTGTTTTTCTCTATCTCTTACTCTTTTCATGTATAATGAATATTCAGTAACATTTGTATTAATAATACCATTTGATCTTGTATCTCTTACTAAACTTTCAAATCCTTCTACTTTTAATCTTGCCATTATACTGCCAGTGCTATTGTTCTAAAGTCTTTTAGTCTTGCTGGTAAAGCTGATACTGAACCATTAAAGACAATTTTAATTTGGAAAGATGTAAATTCAGGTAAACCACTATCGCTGAATTTGTAATCTTTGAAATCTAAATCTAATATTACATCACCATTTGAAGGATCAACAGCTACATCTGAACTACCGTCTGTGTTAAATGGAGTAAATGCAATATCTTCTATTCTTCTTGTTTCTTCTCCACCAGATAATCTGTAGTAACATTTAATTGAAGAAGTTGATCTTACACTAGCTGCTAATCTTACATCTAATGCTGTTGAAGCATTTGCCAGATTAATTGGTTTAGTAATGTAAGCGCCAGCAGATGAACCACCTTCTACGGCTGTGTCATCTTCGTAATCAACTGTGTTTGTTAATTTAGCTATTACTTTTGATCCACTCGCTGGAGCAGTATCTAAAGTTAAAGTTGTTCCTGAAACTGTAAAGTCATCAACAGCTTGTAATTTTTTACCATCTTTTTTAATTGATAGTAAGTGAACACTTGTTGGTGTTCCTGATAAAGTAAATGCAACAGTTGAACCGTCTCCTGTAAATGTATCTGTAAATGATACTGCAGGATTATTTAATCTGTTTGAAATTGCAAAAGCGTTTACTCTTTGTAAATCTATCACTGGCGATAAGTTAGCATTTGTTGAACTCATTGTTAAATTCATAACAATTGATTTAGAACCAGATATTTCATTTGTTTGGTTAATATCACTAGCAACTAATCTTGGACTATCGAAGTAGTAGTTATCTCCTAATACAATATTTTCAGCAGCAGTTGAGCCTTGTAAACTAAATGCTGTTTCTGAACCATGAACCGATTTACCAGTTGTCGTTCTTAAAGTAGAAGTTAAACTTGTCGCTG